AGAGCGGAAGCGAGATTCTTTACATAAGAATTCCCGCTAACGACCCAATCTATAGCCCAGCTCCAAGGTGTGAGTTGCCATAGAGTACTAATGTCCGGCTTAGCTCCAAGGAGCTGAGCCGTGAGTCTCATCCTACTCCTTCTGTCGCCGGTCTCGTACCAGCTAGGAAGATAGTAGGTGAAAGCTCCGCTGAACCAGATCTCTCGTTCAACGACACGTGTACGTATGGTCTCATACGTTGGAAGACAACGAGCAGCTGTGGGATACAGATTGTTTGAACCACTCTGAGAATTTCCCAGAGGGGAATAAACACCTGTAAGCACAGACTCCTCAATTGTCCTTTCCTTGGGAAAGCTGAACTTACGTCTAACTACGCGACCAGAATCACGTTCGAACTGGTCAACTAGCTTGTCAACTTTATGCACTCCTTCAATGAAGGTTTGCATGTCGCTGACAGTCGGAAGTATGCCGAAAATGCCGTTGAGAAACTCATCGCCACTAGCGGCTACTGTCTCCGCAGCGCGGAGGCGAGACTTCCACAGGGCAACCCCAGGAATTGCGGGGATGTCCTGCATAAGTTCTCCGATAGACGAAGATGCAGCAGCAATCGGATTGCCAGGCGCGCAGGCAGCAACAGCTATCGCACCCTTCACCTCAAGCTGACCTCTTGTGGAGGACAGATCAGGAAATGAAGGGATAAGATACTGTTTCTTGCCTTCCGTGTCGGCAAAACTCTGACCATTGGTGCCCCAAGCGTTAGCTATCATAAACCTTCCATCGACCAACCAGTCGACGGAAAGGCTATTTGATGGCTTCGCAATAAAGCGGAGAGACGAGTGTGGAAACCGAAAAGGTAACACCTCTGTCTTCTGAGTATAAAACTCAGAACCAAAGTCAGTGATGGGACCACCTTTTGGTGGTGGCCATCGATTGCCATCCGATTCAGTAATCTGAATCCCACCAGTAGGGCCTACGACATTGTACAATGGAATATGATTCCCATTGGCCAATATCACCTCCGTCTTAATTGAGACGTCGGGGCCAGGAACCGTACGGCTCTTGGATTCGCCACTACTGGTGAACAAGGTAAGCTCCTTCGAGTAGATGAATGAAAATACAACAATTATTAGTTGTTGTATTTTGGTGGTGCACTGCGCGGGGGCCGCTCCTCAGCGGCC